AAGCTCTAACAGAGTGGAAGCGGGTATTGCGTCCTGCTGGAACGCTACTGCTGACTATGCCAAACCATGAGTATTTGCCCACAATGCTCATAGACTATACCCATGTCCATGCTTACACGCCCGATTCGGCAAAAGCTCTGCTAGAGTCACAGGACTTTTGGGTAGAAGAGCTAGTTGAAAACATACATGGGACAATTGCCTTGAAGTGTCGGACACTAAAAACAGAAGAGGTGTCGGCATGAGTGATTCAAGAGTTTCCTTTGTTTACAATAGCGATATTCGCAATAACGGCACTGCTACCTTGGCCTTTAACTCAGTAAAGCATCAGCTAGGCTGGGGC